TTATTTGCGTCCGTCCAGTTATTTTGAATATTGGTATTTATATCTGAATAGTAACCATAATGATAAAACCCAACCGTATTTGGCTGGGCAACGTTTAACGCTAAACAGATTTGATTGAAAAGATTTGATATTTGTACTAAGTTCATGATTTTTGAAATGCGTTTAATAAATAGCCATTAAGAAAACACAAGGCGCAAATAAGCGTATGAATCCAACCCTCTGCAAATAAAGCCGAAATACATAAACCTACTAAGGCAAAGAAAGATAATAAATATTTTAGGATTCTCATTTCTTTTTACTTAAAACTTGATTTAGATTATTTTGATATTCAACCTCTGCTGAGCGCGCACTTAAAAAGGTATAAGCCTCATATAGGTTTGCTTGTTCTGCGCTTTCCAAAGGCGTTAAATCAGGACGGTTAAATATACCGCTTTCTGCTAAACTTTTTAATGTTAAATACCAACCGAAAGAATCATTTAATTTTTCAACGCCAGCTTTAATTTCGTCAATTGTTGAGCGCTTATATAATTGTTTATACTTAGTTGATATTTCACGTTGAGCCTCAACAAAAAAAAAGCAACGCGCCATACATTTTCTAAATTCCAACCTAAAAACATTTCCTCGCGTCTTAGTAAAGAATCGCTATATTTCTCATCTTTTTTTCTTACCAGTACGCACATGATTTTTGAGATTGCATACCATTGACCGCCCTCAACTTTTTTCATATTAGCCAAAAATTGCGAACTTTCTGCAAATTCAATAACAGTTGCATTTTTCAAATATTGCTCAGGTAAATACCAAAATTCGCCGTCAACCTCAATAACATTTGAATACTCAACCGTAGGTAAATCGTTTAATATTTTAGTGATATGCAAATAAAGGTTCGTTAAATCGTTTGTATTCATTCCCTCATTTTCGCCCTTACCCAAAATAACGCTTTCATTCAACCCCGACCAATAAGAAACAACCTTTGCGTAATATGGGAAAAGTTTTTGATACGTAACAATATCGTCAATTGAGGCAATGGCTTCGTCCAGTTCCTTTTGAAATTGCGCCGTACCTTTTTTATCGTTTTCGTCTTGCGCCTGAATTAATTTATCATTTAAAGAATCAATCTTTAAAAGAATTTCGGGTCTTTGCGGTTGCACTAAATCCAAATAGGTTAAATATTGCTTTAGCGTTATATCCTTTAATTCATGCGGGTATTCAAACCTTTGCCCGTTTGAGGTTTTAAATATTATCATTGTTTTTCTTTCTGCCTCTTTTGGTTTCGCTTGTCGCTAAAATATTGCCCTCTGCATTTTCAATTTCGTTTAATTCTTTTGCCTCCATTAAACTAATTTTTTTAGGCTGAGTATATTCTATTTGTTTTGCGTTTAAAACGCCCGCATTCGGGTTAATTTGCCTTTCAAACCTATTTGTACGGTTGTTATTAAGAAAGTTGCTAATTTGACCCGCTAAAGCCTTTGCGCGATAATTTGCTGGGTAGTTTGATAAAACCCCTATTGCATCCGTTAATACTTTTAATTCCTCGTTTGTCATAGTTATTTAATTTTATGAAAATGCTAATAATTTTTTGTTATTCCCTTTTAACATACCGAGCGCATAATATCGGCAAGCGTCCCAGCAATGGTTAAAGGCATCAATCGGTTGGTTTGTTTTTGAGCCGTCTTTTAATTCGCGCCATTTATAACTCTTTGCCTCTTTTATCCAGTTTATTGAATCCCTTGTTAAATGTATTGAACCATAATTTTTAAGTAACTGTATTGAGTAATTAATTGAATCCGCGCCCTTATCAGCGGGCAAAACATTCCAACCAAATAACCTCAGTTCCTTAATACTTTTCGGGTCAGCACTGTCAGCAAAGATATTAAAACTTTTTGGTATATTATTTTCTTTTAACAATTTATCAATATCGCGATTTGTTAAGCCAGTTTGGTAAATAATTTCCTGACCGTATAATTTGCCGTCGCTTATTCCAACCTTAACTAAAGTTGTCGGGTCATTGGTAAAACCAAAGTCCATTCCGTATGCAATTTTATCTAAATGTTTTGGCATTTCCTCAACTAAGGAATAATCAAAAACTAAACCCTCTATTTTGCCAGTTTGCCCTAAACCGTAAACGCGCCACAATTGAAAATCTTTATCTTTTAACCTTTTGATACCCTCAACTATTGAATCGCTTATAAACGGGTTATGTTCATAGTTTGAAATAAAATAAGCCGTATTACTTTGAGGTATCACTTGCGTATGTACCCAAAATTCAAAATTCGGGTTATAATCTATAAAAATGCGTTTTGAGGTTCTGAGTTCCAGTTCTGAATAAATTGTATAATCAATACCGTTTGCTTCATTTATAAAAAGGTAATCGCGCTTTCCGTTTTTGGCATCCTGACTATTTTCATAACTTGCAAATTCAATTATTGAATTGTTTTTGAAATAGTAAATTTTATCTGAGGAATTGTATTTTGTTATTTGGCTTTGAATATAATCGCTTGAATTAATTATATTTTGGGAATCCCTTATTGCGCCTCTTTTTAGGTTTGGAATATCTTGCCCTACTATTGTAATTGTTTGGTTTGGCTGGGTTATCGCTAAAGTAAATAATACTTGCAATATTGAATAGGTTTTCCCGCTTGATGTACCGCCTTGATTTACACAAATAACGCGTTTTTTAATATCAATATTTGAATACCGCTCAGGGTATAAATTCCATAAAAACAATGCGCTTGTTTTCATTATTCGGGTTTGTATGGCGTTGTTTTATCGCCAGTTATAACGTTTATAGTAAAGTCTATTTTTTCGCCCTCTGCCCCCGTTATTTCGGTTTTTTGCGTTGGCTTTCCGTATGTATAACTGAGTAACATTTCAACGGCTTTTAAATCTCCTTTAAGTGCCTTATTTACTACTACGGTCATTAAACCGTCAATAAGTTGAGAATCGTTTTTTTCTTGACTTAATAAATCTTTTAACACGTCTTTTATATCACGAAGCTTAGGTCTGCCTTTTGGGTTTCCCGATTGACCTTTTTTATATTTATGTTTTTCAATATTTTCAGGATTTGGCATTTTCGCTGTTTTTTCGCTGTTTAGATATATGACTTAATCATATTTTTTATTAAAACTTGAATAATCCTAACATCATCTGAACACAATAAAATAATAAAATCATCATTTAATTCAATACCATTTTTACAAAATATTCCATCATTTGTATTATCAGAAATTATATTATGTTTATTCAAATTTTCTTTTTTTATTGCAAATACTAATTCTCCAAAGTTTAAAGCATCTATATAATTATCGGTTAAAAAAATTCCTTCATTATCATAATATTTAACATTTAATTTTAACTCTTTGAATATTGGTTCTATATTATCCAATGAAGTACCATGATAAAAATAAGTTTTATTATCAAAATCTTTATTTACGCTTAATATTTTCATTTTTATTATTTATTTTACTTTTTGATTCTATTTTTTCTTTGTCAAAGGTTACAGAACAAATCGCAAACCTTTGCGCTTGGTCGGGGTACTCGCTAAGCATCACTTCGTCACTCATGCAACGTTGAATAAATTTATCAGCGGGTTCGTTTGGGTTTGGGCTGAATATAGGCATAGTTAGTCTAAGTTTACAAATGCTTTCAATGGATAAAATACTAAACTATTTCGATAACCACCGTCAAAAGTTGGTATAATTGGCGTAACCCCATGAATATTTTTCCAAGCTGGATATACAAGTATAGAATTATCTTGTTGACCTATTGTGGCGTTATAATCAGGAATATGTAAATCACCTCCATTTGAATTTAATTTTTTACAAATTATAACATTTACCGCTCCAACTATATTACCAGTATCACGATGAAACGGGGCTGATATATTATAGTTAGAAATTGAACTTGTAAATAAGTTTCCAAATTTCCATTTATCAGGAACTTGTTTAAAAAGTTGTAATTGTTTTTCGTATTGAGTTGGTAAAATTTCTTTTATAAGTTGTTCGCTTTCCTTTGCCAAAAACAACATAGCCTTGATAAATGTTTGCGCGGTTTTACATGAGTGAACACTCGAGTAATTTGCATATAATCTTTTCATATGTGGCTTAGGAGCGCAACTTCCAATAATTGTACTTAACTGAGATACCAATAACTGACCTTTTGCAATAGCTTGTTTTTCTGTACCCCTATTCATTTTCGATTTTGGTACATTGCTACTTTTAAATTCTTTGTTTGCCAAATCTGCTAACTTACACATTTTTTCAGGCATTTTTGTAAGGTAAAACCCTATTGGTTCTCCATCTGCATAAAATATACAATCCTCTGTTATATTAGGTTCTATATATTCACAAGCACTACCTATTTTTCGTTCGTGTTTTACTGGTATTAAGTCAATCCTTTTCATATTAATATTTCGTTTTTTCTTTTAGGGTTTAATCTTATTTTGTTGCCCCATTTTGCAAATAAAATTTTAATGTTTTTTTGTTCTTCCTGCTCTGTTCTATAATCAACTGCTCCACCTTTGTTTTTGTAATGTTCAAATTCAAACAAATATTTTTGATATCTAAATACATTTTTGTATTTTTCTAAATGCTGAAGAGTGTAATCATAATCTTCTTTCAGTGTTAATGTTATATCAAACCTAAGTGGATTAGGTTTGACAAAAAGCATATCACCAATACAAAAAGTGTTTTTAGAAATTAATGTTTTAGCAAAAAAATCATTTGAAGTTGGGGGGATTCCCATTAAATAAACTCCATGTACTTTATTAAATACATTTATTAATTCTTGTATTGCAAAATCAACATCAATTTGTTTTTTTTCAGTGAAATTTTTATTAGTAGTAATTTTCTTTAAATCATCAGACAATTGAACGCATATTTTGTTTTCTTTAAATGCCATTTCTAAAGCGGCGTTTCTGCTTTGCATTAATGTGCCTGTTTCAAAAACATTTTTGCATCCGTATTTTTCATATAAATGTTTTTCGCCTTTTTTTACGCAAAAAATATATCTGTTTTTTTGTTCATTTGTGAAATTTAATTTATTATATCTTCCAGCGGAAATTACATACACATTATAATTCATAACTTGTCTTTTTCCTCTTTTAATTTTTCTACTAAAAAACCACCGATGTATAGCCCTTGTTTCCTCCAAAATTTAACCAGTTCAAATGCCTCATCATAGTGTTCAGATTCAAATTCAATTTGTATAGCCTTTTTAACATCTGAAGCCATTTCATTTATTTGATTATCTAAATCATCGTCATCAAGTATTGAATAATCAATATTTTCATTTGCAAAATTTGGTACATCCAGCCCCCAAAATTGCAACTGTTCATAATCCCACTCATTTGCTAAGGCATCCCAGTCCTCTGAGCCATAACTTACATTGTCTTTAATCACGATTGCTTTTAATTGTTCTATTGTAAAACTGCTGGGTATAATTTTGCATGGAAGTTCCTTATACCCTAATTCCTTTGCCGCCCTTAGCCTCATATTGCCACCAATGACAATAAACTGATTTTCGTATTGATAAACTAAGAGTTCCCGAGCGGATAACATTTCGGGGTTATCTTGTAAACTTTTTTTCAGTTTTTGGAAACGTTCGTCTTTGATGTAGCGGGGATTTTTTGGCACGCCTGAAATTTGCCCTTTGTTTCTTTTAAGTTTAGAAACTGCTATTAGTTCGCTCTTTATAATTTCAATCATATTTGCTTAGTATAAAATTTATTACTGAAATATTACGCTTTGTTATAACCTTTGAGGATTCTAAAAAATGTTTAACCTGACTTTTGCGTGTCATAGTAACTAAACCATTTGCTTTGCGCCTTTCGTTTTCCTCAGATATTTTTTTTTCGAGGTATTCAATTAATGGTTTAATATCCATGCGAAAAATTTTTTACAACGTATTCGCGCGCTTGTTCAGGCGAATCAAAAATTAAATCTGCCTTTTGAAATATTCTTAATCTATATTTATTTTGCGCATTGCGGGAAATATACCCTATTAATTTATTGCCATGATATACTTCAAACTCATGATGCGTTTGTAATCTTTTGCCTAAAAATTTAATCATAAAAACATTTTATCTGAATAGCCAAAAATATAGTTCGGGTTAATATTATAAACCTCTGCCAGTTGAATAATCATAGTTATACTAACATTTCTTTTATTGGTATTGACATAATAAATAATGTGATTGTATGAGTTAATGCTTTTGGCAAATTGTGATATATTTTTAACCTTATGAGATTCTAATAAATGATTTACAATTAAATTAAACCTTTCATTCATTGGTATTAAATTTATTTAATAAATTGCAATAGTAAAACAATTTGTTTAAAATTAAAAATTAATTTATGAGCCATTTAAAAATTTGCGTTTCGGTTGTCGCTGAATTAACAACCGCCATTGCTAAAGTTACTGAGGATAAAAAGGTAACATTTGGGGAAATATTAGGGCTTGCGCCTGAAATTTTAAGAATACCGTCATTTGTTGCAAACCTATTGCCAGCGATTGAGGAACTGAAAAACGGCATTACGCCTGAATACCAAATTGAGATTGAACGCGAGGTTGCGAAAAGACTTGATTTGAGAAATGACAATACTGAAGAAATCGTTGAGGCTTGTATTAATTGGATTATTTTAACCTCATCAACTATTTTAACCATTGTAAAAAAAGCAAAAGAGTTAAAATAAAAAAAGGGGACTTTTTCCCCTTGTGAATCATGTTTTACCCCTTTAAAAACTAATTGAAATTAAAATTAATCATTCTTGATTAAATCTTTGTTTTTTTCCTTAACTATTTTTTCCAGTTGGTCAATAATATAATCAATATTTGCGATTTGCTTTTCTAAGGTTTTGCGGGCTTCATGCAATTCGTTTATTGATATGATAAGGCTTGCAGTTTCTTTTTTCATAGTTGTATTTTTAAAAAGGTAAATCAGTTTTATTATTAACCCCGTTTTCAACAAAGTTTATAAAATCTATTTGCCATGCGTCTAAGGTATTAAATACGTTTCCAGTTGAGGATTTATATCCTTTGATATTAAAATTTACGCAAACTTTGCTACCTACGTTTTCGGGTCTTAATTTATCGGTTTTGTTGAATAGTTGAAAAACTATTAGCTGGGGATATTGCCCGCTTGTTTCCAAAATAAATTTTCTTTTTTGGTTTGTTCCTATTTCCTCAATCGGCATTACTTCCTTAACGATTCCCTCGATTTTTAAATTCATGATTTTTAATTTTATAAGTTAAAAAATTGCAGTTGTTCGGATGCTGCGCCCCGTTGTTGGTTTTTAAATTTTAATATCCTCTTTTTATTAGTTGCGAAATTCTTTTTGCTGCGCTATTAATGTTTTTGCAGAATAGGTTTCTTTCACCTATTACAATCCAAAATAAATTTTCAGACGGTTTACAATATGAATTCCAATCCGCTACTTCGTTTCCAAAATTTTTACCCTCTAAAAGCGCTAATTTAATTTCTTGCGTTGTCATAATAATTTGTTTTTAATTTGTTATTAATGTATAACGAAGTTATAAAATAAGTTTTGAATATTTTACTCTTTTAATAAAAATATTTAAAAAGTTTTTTTCATGGTTTTAAAGCATAGCATAAACGCGTCGCGTTTGTCTTGTTCGGTGATATTCCCTTTATAGTTTTTAATCTGAGTAACGCCCAAATTATTAGCAAAGAATCTAAATTCTTTATCGGTTATTTTTCTGCCTTTTGCCATTGGCGAATACTGAGCGCAACTATACCCAAACTTTTCTATTATATCAACCGTTATTTGACTAACCGCCTGATTCGTCCCAACGTTCCGAGATTTACGCGCGGTTACCTTTTTACTGCCAGTCATGTCAAAGGTTATATTTTGCAAGTTTGAATTTTCAACGCTAAAAATTATATCCCTTTCTTTATTGTTTGCAATCCAAATTATAAAATCGGCAAAATATTCATAAGTAATAAAATCTATCGTTTGTCCGTCAATAATGCACATACAAAAACCTTTTTTTCTGAATGCTGGGTCAATCCCTATATAAATACTTTTCATTGATTGTTTTTGATTCTTTGTAAATTATTTTCCAGTATGTTTTGCGTTCTGAGTACCCGCTCATATTATTGCAAGACTCAACGCATTTTAATTTTGGATAGTGTTTTTTCATAAATAACGCATGGTCAATATATGATAAAAATACCAAAGGGTAAGCCCTATATTTTGTACAGTATGGCGTTTCATAGTAACCGCCGATAAATGTATTTTTATAATATTTTATCCCGAAATGATTATTTGAATATTGCGCAACCTTTGAAGTTCCAAAACCTGATTCAATTACTGCCTGAGCCATTTGTACCTCAGCGGGAATACCCGTTAATTTTTCGCATAGCAAAGAATAAATAAAATACCTATTAATGTATTCAGTTTTTGTTTGCGGTTGCTGAGGGTAAAAACTATAAAGAAATAAGATAATATAAATCATACTATTTTAAATATTCAAAAACTAATAATTTGGAATAAATGCGCGTCGCTGAATCTTTAAAGTTTTGGTTTTCTAAACCCGCAGTTATTTGCTCTAAAATATTACGCGCACTTTTTGCCTCAAAGATTCTATTTGTATTGCCAGCAATTAATTGAAATTCGCGTTTACTCAATTCCTTTGCTTGTTCCCAAATTTGAACTTTACGCTCATGCGCAATATTGAGTAAATTGTTATCAATCAAAATTTGGCAATAATAGGTTGGTATTTGTTCGTATGATTCGTATAGGTTTTTTCCTTTTGCCTCAGACAATTTTTTTAATACCTCAACCCTATGCAATGCGCTCAAGTCACTTATTTTTTCATTGCGTTTTTGCTCAGCATTTTGTTTTTCAAATTCTTGCTGAGTTTTAAAAATTACTTTGTTTCTATAATTCCCGTAAGCGGTTAAAATATCGCCCAGCATGGCAATTGTAAACGTTCCAAAATACGCTTTCATATCTATACCGTCAAAATAATTTGCGCTTGACATGGCAAAAGCCTCTTTTATTTCTTCAATGCCTAAATAAGAATAAAATTTATAAACAAAGTTTGTCGCTTCCTGAAACAATAACTCAGTTGTTTTGCTGGTCTGCATACCGCAGTAAATTGAGGAACAAATTGCCAGCGTTGCGCTTACGTTTAACGCTACATCTTTTTTATCCATTTCGGCTATTGGGTAGCCGTCTCCCTTTAATATCAATTTTAACCTTTGCGGTTTAATATCCAAGTTTATCGACATCGATTCCAAAAGCTGTGTTTCTGATAAAATTGGTAAGTTCTTGTTTTGCGTTGTTAGTTCCATTTTGATTAGTTTTATTTGTTTTTATAAATGTACCTTGATAACCGTTTGATATTGCGTTTTCTATTGAATCAATTACGGCTTGTTCCCCAAAATCCGCAACTTGCGTTTCAAACTCTTTAATTTTGTTTAATTTAGAAATATTTTTTAAAGGTTTTTTAATTTCTTTTCGATATACAAAAAACTTATTTATTGCCTGAATCAAATTCAAAGAAAAATTAAAAGGAAAAATATCGGTTTCAATTTCCTCCGAACTATTATTTATTAATTCTTTATTATTATTCTTTATATTATTATTTATGCGCCGTTTTGGCTTTTCAAGTTCCTCCATTTTGGCGCAACTGAATGCGCTATTTATTCCTAACATGATGGACAAATTTTGTACGCATTCCTCATCAATTAAATAATGCGTAACCGCTGGTAAACCTTTTAAAACTGATTTTATTAAACCATGTTTTTTTAATAATTTAAGGCATTCCACTTGTTTCTTATGGCTTAACGTAGTTTCATTTTCGATTTGGTCGCGCGTCCTATAAAACCATGTTTCGCCCTTATCATTATAATAAATTTGCGCTGAGGCTAAATCTGCATAGAATACCGCAACCTCTAAACCTAATTTTTTCGCCAGTTCCTTATTGACTGTTAAAAATGAACTTGATGCTAATAATTTTAAAATACTCATATTTTTAAAAATAAAAAACCTCTGCAAATTTTAGGTTGTCGCATAAACCCAAAACCGCAAAGGTTATTGTAAATAAAATCCCGTTAGTCTTTGGAAGTATGCGACCCCTTGCAAAAACCTACACAAATATAACAAAAAGTTTTAAATATCTCCATTATCTGCAAAAGAATAATAACTTTCTTTTGTTAAAATTATATGGTCTAAAACCTTGCAATCAAAATAATTGAGGCACTCTTTAATTCTTTTTGTAATTTGACTATCTGCGTCCGATTTTTTAAGGTTTCCGCTCGGGTGATTATGAGCCAAAATAACCGAGGTTGCCAAACTATCTACAACGTATTTCGCTAATATTTTTACATCTACCACCGTACTAACCACACCGCCCTGACTTATTTTAGCGTAACCAATTGTATTATTCATTGCATTTAATAAGAGTATAAAAAAGGATTCGTATACCTCAATATCATCCGAATAAAATTGTCTGATAAATTGTTCAGCGGACTGACTGCCAGTTATTGTAACCTGAGCAAAATTCGTTTGGTTTTTTTTGATTTCGTACAAATTAACGTTTTCCATAATTTTTTTGTTTTAATGTTTAAAAAATAGCGGTTTAAGTTTAACCGCAAACCTTTGTAAGGTTATATTTGAATTTTTGAAATAAAACACTAACTGCGCTTCTTATATTTCCAGTTAAATAATCGAGTAATTCTTCGGCTTCTTCGTCTGTAATTTCCTCAAAAGCTTCCTATTTTGTAATGCCATAATGGTTAGCAATACTTGTTAGAATTTCATTTTTAACTTTTAAATCTGTTGAGTTTAAAAAGGCGATTGTTAAATTTGCGTTTGTCATAATTTTATTATTTTGATTTGTTATTAATGTATAACGAAGTTAAAAAGACTTTTTTAATATTTTACTCTTTTGCAAAAAAAATTGAAAAAATATTTTTTAGGTCAATAGACTATTTAAAGGAATCAATATTCCCTTACTTAAATCATGGTCGCCGCCCTTTGTATTTCTCGGCGTATTCCAGTAAAACCGCGCAACCTCTTTCAACTTTTCGGTTTCAATCATTATAAACGTTGTATCGCTTATAAAAAAACAGTAATAATCCGCCTCAGTTGTACAAAGTCCTGACGGTTTTCCTCTGCATTCGTATTCGACAAATACATTGCCAGTTTTTAGGGCTTTAAAATCGGTTTTAACCTCAATTTTTTTCTTATTTAATATTTCGCCTAATTTGCGTTCATAAGTAACACCAACCTCCAAATCATATCGAAAGTCTTTTTTGTATTTCATGGTTTAATTATTATCAATGTAGCAAATAATCATTGATTCCAAAATTAACTTTTTTGAGTACCCGCTGGAGGAACTACGTTTGTATTTTGATGCAATGTTTAAAATTTCCATTCTAAGCGATTTATTTACCTCAATTGAATCCAATATATACAATACCGTCTTTGATTTGCTTAAATCGTTATTCTGAGCCAAATTAGTAACATAATCGGCATATTTGCCAAAGAGGTCAATATGAACCGTTGTATCGGTAAATTTAGCATTATGTAAGGGCGTATTTATTAGATACGCCTTTTTGTAAATTTCACTTGTAATTTTAACCTGAATTTTCATTAATTATAATTTTATGCGTTCGTAAATATTTTTAACCTGAGCCTGAGATATATCAAATTTTTCTTTGATTTTTTCAAACTCTGAGGCTTGCTCACTTTCAGAAAAGGTTTGTAAATGTTTAACCAGCCCGTCAATACGTTCATTGCTTAATGTAGGTTTGCGTTTTAATTGTTGTGCGCTTATTTTAGAATCCGCGCCGTCTGTATCAGTATCAACCGATATACCTAAACAAGCCGAAATAGAATAACGTTTGGCGTAAGTTATTCCACCTCCCAAATCTTGCAGCGGGTTCGTTCCTCTATTGCCAGTCATAGGGCTAAAAGGCATCATTGAACCTTTGTATTGTCCTGATACATGATAAATAATTGTAGTTAAATAATCACCCGCAAGGTCTTGCGTAATAAATAACCCGCACTCAGTTAACAACGGGCGTATAACGTTTAAAATGTTATCCAGCGACAAATAAGCGTTTTTTAAATGTTCATTCTTTTTATCCTTGATTAAAGTTGCCTCATGAAATAAGGCGTTAAACTTTACTAAGGCTGGAACTAAATCGGTTACTATTTCCGATTGAAATAAATTATCTGAAAAATAAATTGGTTTCATTGGTTATTGGTTTATTGGTTAAAAATTATTTTACTCTGACTACGTTAATGCAATTATCTTTTTTAATTACAACCGCTCTGATACGGTCAATTTGCGTTGATATTTCTTTAAAATTAGTTGCCTTAATTTGAGGTTTAATTTCGGTTTTGCTATCTAAGTCTAAATCAAAGTAACTTGATTCCTCAGCCTCAAACCTGAATGCAAAATCATACATTGTAAATTTCGTATCGTCTTGTTCAAAGACTGCTGATTTAACGCGCTCGCCATAGGTTTCTAACAACGCCAGTTGGATGTTAAAATTTAAATCGATAAAATGTTTCATGATATAAGTTTTATTGGTTAAAAAATTGCGCGTTGAAAAGTCGCGCCCCTTTTTGTTTGTTAAATTATTTTTTTAATTTATTTTTTCTTGCAACCAGTTCCATGCAGCAATAATGAATTTCATCCATATAATAACTATTTTTAGGGTTATCAGGTAATGAGTTAATTGCATCTTTACAATCTTTAATAATGTAGTTAAGACTTTCTATTGAAAGTTTTTTAACTTTTTTCATATACTCTGAATGGTTAATTTCGTAATTTTTCATAATTGTTATTTTTACTTGTTATTAATGTATAACAAAGATATAAAATAAGTTTTTAATATTTTACTCTTTTGTAAAAAAAAATAAAAAAAAATAAAAAAGGCAATCTTTTCAGACTGCCCGAACCAATAAAACCAAAAATGTATATATGAAAATCTTAATTGTTATTCTTGCGTATTGCTTTTAATAATTCGTCAACCTCTTTTTGCTTATCATTTATTTGCCTTTCATAAATGCCTTTTAACCCCTCAGTTTGTTCCTTGTGTTGAGCCCTCAGTTCGCTGGTTTCTTTATCAAAATGCAAAAGCATTTCTTTCATCTGTTGTTTCATATCTTTAAGCCAAAACCATAAAACGGCTACAACGCCCAGTTTACTAACAATCTCGAAAATTGTGCTATCTAAGGGTATCTCAGCAACCTGAAATAAAAGCAATCCAGCCCCAGCAAATACATCAGTTAAATTTCCGTTATCCATTATTCAATAATTAATCCAAACAAAGATAATAAACCGTCAGCCGTTTGCGAAGTTTCGCCGTTGATTATTGTATAGGCGCATTCAAAAATTCTTATATTTTTGTTGCTATCTAAACTTATATGAACGCTCTGAGAATCCACAACCTCGTAAAAATCGGTATTTAATTCATGGTTTATACCATTAATAATTAACTCTAAATCATTTTTAATAATATTTTGTACCGTCATCATATCGCCTTATTTAAAATTACGTTTACCATTCTCAATGTAGTACTATCTCCATTATTTCCTAATTGAATAGCAACTATAAAATATTGGTTTACTGACCAATCAATTGAAATTTCACTCGGCGCACTTGTTGCCAGCGTTGCGCTATCAGTTAATGCCCCTGATGTAGAACTTATAAAATTTGTAGTTGCGCCGTCAATGTTTGCAGTTCTTTCTACTAAAAAGAATCGCCCGTTTAAATTTGTTGTGGCATAGGTTGCTAATAAAGTTGCGCCCGATAAACTTGCGCTTGTATTGATATAAAGCCTTACGGTTGGGTTTGCAGATGACCCGCTCGGTTTTGTAAACTTAGTCGCTATTTGTAAACCGTCGCCAGTTCCAACAATATTTGCTTCGATTAATTTAGAATAAATTAAAGTATTGTTTGTATTGCCCGTATGCGTTGTATTTGGCGAGGCTTGCGCTAATAACTGTATGTTCGGAACTGTATTTTCCCATTTTAAAGTAGAGCCATTATACTGAAGTATTTCATTATTTGATGGACTGGTAGGAAAATTAACATCGTGTAATTCTCCTAATTCATCCACACCCTCTTGTACCTTTACAAATATTTTACCATTGTTTGCATGAGAATAAGTAACCCAACCTATTTGAACTGGATGCGTTGTAGGTTCTATATTTGTTAATCCACCTAAAACAGTATCAGATAACCAAAGAGCATCTCCATCTAACCAAGTTTCGCTTTGTAATGAACCAGTAGTATTAATATTTCTTATATATCCAAACGTAGTAATAAATCCCTCCTGATTATTATTTATGTTTTCAATTACTAATCCTAATATCCCACTATGGTTTGCTTTTGTATCTGCTTGCGCTAATTTAACCGCAAGTCTTTGTCCTGCCGCTCCACCTTCTGATTGTGTTCTAATTCTAACTACCTTATACTCACTTTCAAGCAAATTGGAATTTGTCTTATTTACTATCCTAACAACATTCTCCTGACCAACTTCTAATGTAACATTCCCACCTTTTAACCCTATATCTATTGTCCCATCAGTATCATTCCATACCAATTCACCAACACCCGCAGCATCTGTTGTGGAAGTATTAAATCCAAGTTTATCGACATCAATAATATCAAGGTTTCCCGCTGAATTACCAACAGTTAAAACTTGCGTCAAATTTTGAGAACCGCCCCCGCTTAATTTAAAAAAAAAAGACCCTACCAATAAGTCAATCAAATCGTATGCGTTGCCGTTAAATGCAATATCTGAGGCTGGGTCAATCCTTGTATGAGTTATTTCGTTTGTGTAAAGCGTTGTAATTTTATCGCTATTTGTATAAACATCAACCGCCGTATTTGAGGAATATTGCAAATAAGAATCAGTAATAAATTTCTTTAAAACTTTATTATTTGCATCGGTTAAAACAACGTTGCCGTTTGTTAGTTTGACTATTTTCATTTTAGTAAAATATTATATTAGTTGAATTATTTTTGCTTACTTTACACGTTGGGCAAGGTAGCAAATATTTGTTATAATAACCGCAATGGCAATAATCATTACAATCGTCGCAATTATTACATGGGCAATAATGGTCGCTAAAAAGAGGGAAATCCGTTTTGTTATCACAAAGGTATTTTTTTACTATTTCGGTTAAATTTTCAATTCTTTGCATCATAACATCTTGCATATACTTAACTGAGGAAACCCCGCCATTTTCTGCAAACTCAGAATTATTTTGAAATATACCTTTACTGCCTACCTGAAAAGTAATAAACGGTAAACTTTCATAATAGACGCAATATGAAACCAAACGCAATAAATACAGTTCCCAAAGCGACTCGTAATTTGCCAGCGACAAACCTAAAAACTTATCAACTAATGTCCCCGCATCGGGGTTATAATTGCTTATTAACGGGTTTTGTTGCGCAACCATGTCATCGTATAAATCCTTTGTCAAAATAGGAATTATAAAACGTTCCTCAGCGCTTTGTATATGAGGACTGATTACGTTTATATCAAAACGCGCATTTACGGGCGCGGCTCTAAATGTACCCGTATTAACAACCTCAGCGGGTTTAATTAGTGTTGTCATTTATTTCCTCAGTTTGTTGGTTTGATAATGGTTGGAAACCTATCTCAGCGCGTTGTTCGTCTTGCGTTAATACTTGCTCAATCTTAATATCGCCAGCAAATGAAACGGGCATACCCTTAGATATATCAAGCGCAATGCTATTCCAGTTATTGCCCAAAAATTTATTTGCGTCTTGAATAACGGGGTTTAAAAATTTACCTAAAAACATTCTCTGCAATGGTCTTATAACCGTATTATAAACAATATCAAACTCAGAACGTATTTGTTGATTTGTTCCTAAACTACCCGCAGTTTTTAAGCCAGTCAAAGCAACAGTCCAACGATTAGCGGATATAATAGATTCTTGAGAAAGTTTTTGTAATTGAGTAAATTCGCCGTCATAATTGTTATTTAAAATTTGCACGTCAGCCTTTGAGGTTTCATCCCTTAAAGCCTGAATAAACATTTTTGAATTATTGCCAGTTCCCGTAAAGCAACCTTTCATTGCATTTACAACTTGTTGCGCTTCCTCCTCATTTGTTGAGCCAAATAAGGAAATTATTGCGCTGGGCGTAAATCCATTTTCAAATTTTGATTGATTAAATTTTGGTATTCTATATTCAAGTTCAGCCCAAATTTTCGCGCTTACCCAATCAGGAATACCCCAATACATTAAAGTTGGTTCGTAATTTTTTAAATGTATTATTGATTTTTCAACGCCACCGCCAAAATCATCAAAAACGGGAAATATAGGTAAATTAATAGGCGCGGTCGGGGTTGTATAGTAGTGGCTTTCAAACTCTGAATTTACCCCAATATGAGTTGGCGCATAATAGTTTTCGCTTGCCTTTTTAGGTCTGCACCACGTTATCGGTAAATTTCTAATATAATAAACCTTTGTATTTCCTACCTGAATGCGCGTTAATTCTAAAAAAGCATTGCCAAAACTTTTAAAATCAGTTATTGTTTTTACCGTAATTTCGTCGATACTTTCGCCCTCAGGATTTAAACGCATCAACCAATTATTTAGACTTATCTCAGCCTCAATACTTATATTATCCTTTTGCGCCTCTGCAAGCCTTACGGACGGCAATACGTTCATACTTGAACGCGGAACAACGTAATAACCGTCGCCCATAAAATAATTAACCGTTTGTTGTATTATCGCGCTTTGAGTTACTGAGTTATTACATATTGCTTGCAACCTATCCAAACGCCAATAATCAAGCGTTGAAAATGGTATGTATTCAATAACCGAATTATCCAAATTTTGTTTGGTGGGTTCTCTGAAAATGTCATCGGCTAAAAAAGGACTAAGCCCAAAACCCGCAAAGGCTTGAACGTTTTTTTTACTTTCGCCTTTTGCGTTTCCTCTATTTATCGCCGTTTGTTTCCTCTGCATTGTCAATATGTTTATTTGCAATTTTTTTACCTTTTGCAACCTCAATAAACTTATGTCCTAAATGATATAAATGTTCTAATTGTTCAGCGGTTGCCTCTTTCAAAAGTACGGAAAATTTATTGCAATGAACCGTTATATTTTCCTTTCCTTTAATAACTTTAAACATACTATTAAAATTTAAAAAAGAGGAAACCAACCAAAAGATTGATTCCCCCTTTATAGTGATTTGATTGGGTTTTATACGGGGATAACAACCAAACTATCAAGTGGTAAAGCCTGAACCGTAGTTCTTGCAGTTAAAGTTACCGTTGCTTGGTTTTGGTCATTAATTGCCGTTCCAGTTGTAGTTTCAAAATTTGTCAACTGCGCTGGGAATCCGATTCCCAAAGTTGTTAAGTCGTTTGTAGTTCCCCAAATCCAACGACCACCGCCGTTTTCTTGGTGTATAATTACAAACCCGCAACAACACGCTTGCATTTCAGCAATAGCATCGCGTACATCCTGAGAATGGCAAGGAAATGAACCTACCAAAGTTTGCGTAATAACTGTATTACAATTTGTTCTTTCGCCAGTTTCGGTAAAACTTGCAGTTTCTTGATAAGGCTGAAACTCATAAAATTTCGTAAGCGAAACCATTGAGATTGCAGTTACCTCGCCTGAAGTAATTGTCAAAGATGCAACATCCTCAACTGATGCAAGCCAAAATTTATCTAAACCGCCCGCGCAACTTAATGAGCAACTTACTGAATAACCCGTTGATAAACAACTCATATTTATATTTTTTTAAATTGTTAATTAATACGCTACGGTCAAAAATTCGTTATGCTTATAGTTAAACCCTAATTGCATTTTAACCTTGCTCAAAAGTTTTTCTTGATATCTTTCGTACCATGTTTCAACCTGAGTGAACGGGTCTTGAATATCAGTTCCCAAAGTAAGGTTTTTGCGCTCAGTATATAAAACAAAGTTTGCATTTGAAATACCCAAATATTGTTGAGCATACGCTTGCCAGTCATACATTGGTTTAACTTCAACGCCGTTAAAAGATAGTTGATTTGTTCCGTCAACCAATAGGCTTAAATGACCAGCTGAGGAAATACCGTTGTTTTGTAGGTCAATCAAATATTGCTCATAAACGTTTGCGCTTACTAACAATACTTTTCTATTTGACGGCGTTGCTTTCAAATAATTTGTTGCGTTGTTATAAACTGCATTCAATAAATCTATACCGTCGCCAGCCCCCAATGGAGTACCCGAATTTGAATTGATATAAGGAATCAAGTTATTAGCAACTAACTGAGGCAAATAAACTGACCACATACCGTCAACCAAATTTACATCATTATCAACGCTTGATTTATCGCCATAAAACGCAAGCAAAAGCATTTGTTTTTTAACCGCCTGAACCATGCGAGTTAAAAGAATATCCA